CTATATCTCCTATCTCATCATTTAATGGTACGGGAACTCCGTTTAAGTCTGTAATATATGTTTTGACATCTGTTTCTGAGGTGCCTTTGACATAATACACTGTATTAGGCCTTGGGTACTGTGGTAGTTCAACTACCTTGTAATGTTTTACCTCTGAATTAGCTTGTTTCATCGTAGTATTCTAATGTGGATTTATTTTTATATCTCCCGTTTAACCAGTCTGTTAGAGTTTGCTTTTTAATGCCTTGGTTATCTGCTGCTTTTCTTATTGAGTCAAATATAGTACCTGTTTCTATATCTATCACTCTCTTTTGTTTTTTATCTCTAAATGATACTGTATTATTACTATTGTAATCCTCTAGGTATAAAAAATTTGTTTTGTTATAGCTTCTTCCACATAAATAACTAGCCAAGCTTCTCTTATGTATCCCTATGCTTTCTGAAGCTTCTGTTATACTAGAAAATATCTTTAAGGTTTTTGTACAAATAACTTTTTTAGATTTAGAGGATTTGCCTCTAGTACCAAACATTCCGTTATTTTCACCTCTCTTTCTCAACTTACTTTCTTCAGTATAGACGTATGGTTTAGTGTCTGTTTTTGTAAGGATACAATTTAAACCTCCTTCTAATACTCTATAAAAATCTTGCCAGTAACGCTCTCTTAAATTTAAATACTCTCTTTTACATTCTTCAATTATCTCAAAAGTATGATAAGGAACCCCGTATTTTTTAAAAGATCTGTGTAGTATGGGTTGTTTACACTTATTCCTGCTTTTATATTCTGAAAATCTTCTTTTTATATTTACGCTTTGTCCTATATAAACTCTTCCGGAGGGGCTTGTTATTTTGTATACTCCACAAATTTTTACCATTCTAATTCTCCCCAATTACAGCAATCTGATATTTTATCAGAGTCGTTGTACCCATAATTAAAATCGTAAACTTTATGATCCTTCATCTTGAGTTTATTAACTCTTCCTTCTAAGTCTCCATTTATTTTCTTATTTATCCAATCTGCAATTTCACATTCATCTGTACATAGGATATTGTAGAACAATTGATTGTGTCTAAGTTTTTCTTTATCCGGCCCCTCTCCTACACCAAACCTTTTACTAATGTAGTATAAGTCTGCTGATCTTAGTATCTCTTCCTCTGCCTTATCATAATAGGCTTCTTGGGATAGATATAGATAGTTTTGTTGTCCTGCCATGATTATATACATTCTTTACAGTTACCGAATGATTTTAGTTCTTCTTTTGCTTCGTTAAAAAATCTATCTGCTTTTACAAAGTCTCCCAATTTTGCATGTGCCTTGGCCACTTTTATTAACCAATCAATATCATAGATTTTATCTCTGAAATTTTTATCGGATTTAGAGTATTCAAATCCGTGTTTTACTACCATTTTTGAAACTTCAAGTTCAATTCTATCTGTTTTTAAATAGTATTTAGTGGCTTCAAAATTTGAGTAGCCGCTTTTTACCGTTATTGTGTAAACACCATCTGGTAAGTCTCCGTATACCTCATCTGTACAATCTCCTTTTAAACAAGTGATCCCTAGATTGTGGCTATTAAGTGATGTGATTGCATTTTTCTTATAAGAAAATACTAAGGCTTTTTTTGAACCCGGTAGTATTACATCTATAGTTGCAGGTAATGTTTCTGCATGTACCCAATCACTGCTGTCACCGACCCATAGTGTCTGAACTGTTGATTGTATTACATCAAAGTCTATTTTTATTTCTCCTACTATCTGTGACATTTTTATATTTATTTTGTTATTTCTTGAATATCGTCTTTAAATTCTTTTGTTCTTTTTAAAGCTTCTTTTAGCTTAGCAAATATGCTAATATTAAAAGCTTCTTCAAAGTTCTCTTTCATACTAAGCATCTCAATAAAAATTATTATTATTGCTACCACTTTTGTAAAAAAGAATTCTATACTAAACCAGAGTTTAAAAAACTCTCCTAGTAAAAATTTGTCCATTGTGTATATCAACAATATAGCTGATTGATATAAGACAAACTTAGAGATTATATTACTGGCCCTTCTTGAGGTTAATTTTTCTTTTTTTGTTATGGCCTTAGATACTCCAAAAATTGTATCTAGTGCTATTGCAACTGCTACTGCAATTAGTATTCCTCCTACTGGAGTAAAAAACATTATGAGGGATGTCACAATATAAGCTATGAACTCTTTCATGGTTAAGGCAATGCCCCCAAAATAGTCTTTCATTTTCTATTCTATTATAATGTTGTAGTTTCTTTAATATAAAAAAGGAGGAGTGTTTTGCTCCTCCTTTTTAAAGTTTAATCTATTATTTACTATCTTAGCAAAATTGAACACCACTCGAAGCTGATGCTGTATTTCCACCCATGTTAGTAAACTGTCTGTATTTACCATTATAGCTTACTGTGAATGTAGATCCAATCATAGGTCCTGAGTAGTTACCCCATGATATACCAGCGGTACTATCAAAGTCTCCTCCCATCAAACTAAAGTTTATTACTCCTGAAGGGTAGAAACATACATCGTTTCCTGATCCTTGTGACCAGTTCCCTTGGAATTGTGCACCTGTAGTACTTGTAGTCTGGTTAAAGTTTGTAGTAGTTGTTGTACCTGCAATAACTGGGTAAGCTTCTACTGTAGGTAAACCTGCTGCTGTAGCTAATTGGTTAATTAGTGCTTCAACTCCTTCGTATTTACAAGAATCTACTAAGATGTGGTAATCGATGTTTTCAACAACCTCTCCTGAGAATGATTGAGCAAAACGATTTGTTCTGATTCGGATAGAGTAGTCTACGTATTGTACTGTAGGTTTCAAGTGTGATTCTTGTCCTAATACTAATTTACCGTAGTTATTACCTGCTAATCTTTGACGATTTTCAAAGTATACTCTAGTACGCTCTTCTAAGTCATAGAATTGACCACCTACTGCTTCTGGTTCAGTTGCAATTGAAAGAGCTTTTACATTGAATCTTCCGTTAGATCCCAATTTGAATGACTCTGAAACAAGTCCAGGAGCTGCATTTGCAATAGAGATTCTTGTAGAAGAGTAAACGAATGGTAACTCATCTCTGTATTCTTCTGATCCAGCAAAGATGTTTACTTTACCTTTCAAGTGGATACCCATATTACCCATTCCACTGTATTGTACTGGTGCTGCTTCCCAACTTACGAATTCGTAAGGTGCTGGTGCCTCTGCTAAGAACAAGTCTCTTAAGATTGGTGAACACTCTTCTGAAACGATGTTAGATAATACTGTAGTGGTATAAACTGTTTGACATGCTTGAGATTGCCCTGCACTGATTGCCAATTCTGGGTAAGCTGCTTGAAGTGCTGCTAATTTGCTATCTCCACATTTATCATCTGCCAATTGCAAAGTAAAAGTTTTAGCTACTGCTGTACCAACTTCACCTGCAGTCCATGCAATGTTTGTTACTGTATCTGTACAATCAGGAGATCCTGCACAATCAGAGTCTTGAGAAGACGAGATTTGAGCGAATGATGCTAAAGATGTATTTGATGGTGCCAAGATTACATATTCAGAAACACCTCCAATAAACTCTTCTCTTTTTACTAAGTGAGCTGGGTATTGTGCTTGAACTAATCCTAATGCACTTGCATTACCTGCGTCTTGTACTTTTAACTTAAAGAAAGTGTATGCAGTACCTGTTACAGTTTGTGGGTTTGAGCTATTTACTGGAGTAATATCAATGTACTCAGTAATAGGAACTCCTCCTAATAAAGTTACTTGTTTTAATCTTTCAACACCTTCTTGAACAATTTTCTCCATGTTAACAGATGACATTTGTCCTGGAATAGCGTTTGGTGCTTCTAAGTAAAGTTTTACTGTTACTTTTGCTTCTGGGTAACCTAACATACCAATAGCTTCTCCAGCTAATGTAATGTCGATAACTTCGTTATCTCCAGGTTGTAATGTTAATGCTGTATCCCAGTTGATACCATCATAACCGATAATAAACTCATCTACTGATACTCCTAACTTTGGTGCGTTAACTTTGATGTCAACAATTTCTGAAAGTTTGAAAGGCATAGATGAATATGCTTTGTTAGATTGAGAACGAGTTGGAGTCAAAGGTGCGATACCTAATTTCAATTCGAATAATCTATCTTTTGGAGTTGCTGGAAAAGTGTTTACTACTGCCATACCTAATGCAGATGGAGTAGCTCCTTTATCAACAATACCAAACTGACCTTTTGCTAATCTTGTAGAGTAGCCATTATTCATTACTGAACCTTCGTTAGTAACAAATAAGATTGTTTGTGGTGCGTGACTTGCCATTTTTAATTTTAATTTAGTTAATTATTGTTTTTGTTATTATACTTTTTGTAGTGCTCTTTGCATATCTACTTGATAAGCAGGATCAGAGCTATTACCTTTGAATAAACTTGCAGCCATAGATATTATTCTGTCTACAAATCTATCATCAAATTCTGGATTGTTTTCTTCGTTAAAAGGGCTTTCTGGATCATCCTCTACTATTGTACTAATTTGTACTGGGTATCTGTAGTAAGATAAAAGTAATTCATCGTGTGTGAAGCAGTCTTTGTAAGCGTGTAGGCTATCTGCTGTAATTGTAAACGGTGCCTCTCTAGCTAAGAAGGATGGCTTGTTAAACTCGTCTTGTAGTATTTCGACCTTATTATCATCTTTTAATTCAAAAAGATTTATTTTTTGATCTTTACAAGTACTGTTTGAGCCTTTTGAGTAGGCCGATGAAATATCGAAGTAATTGCTTGGTAGTTTGAATGTATCTGCAAACTCAACAGATTGACTTTTTTGTATCTTGTGGTTAGATACTAAGATTTTTTGGATGTATCTTAATTCATCATTTTTCTTGTTGTCTAAGATGTATTCTACCATCTTATTCTGTGCTTCATTAAATAAGACTACGAATCTACCTCTATCTCCTGCAACATTCGAATTTTCAAAGTTGTCATTAACTTTTATCTGAAACTTTATATAAGCTTGTTCTGTAGTCATTTTTTAAAAAATGGGGGGCTAAACACCCCCCGTATTTAATGTTATTCTAAAAGTGTAGTAAACAACTGTTTCAACTCTTTATCTTCTTTGATTTTTCTAGCGGCATTTTTCCAACCGCTTTCAACAAAGACATCGTCTAACCAGATTTCTCCTTTTTTGTTTTTTACTTTACCTTTTAGGTAAAATTCTTTTAATTTAGAGTGGATATAAATCTCTTCTTCACCAGCTTCAGTTTGATATCTTTCAACTGTATCAATAAAGACTTTATCGTTTTGGAATTTGTCCTCTTTAGATTTGATAAAGTTTCCAAATACTGTGTATAGTACTCCATCCTCTGTACCATTATTGGCACTGATTCCTAAGTAGTCTAATACTCTGATTAGTCCTTCTCTATCTGATCCTAATAAGTTGTAGAATAAAGCAGATGCTTTAGCTTGTCTCATCTCTCTTTCAGCCTCTCTAGATACAGAACTGTCTTTGTCGACAATACAGTACATTGAAATAGGTTGTTTAAATTCTGGATGAGATTCCATATGCTTAGGAGTTACTCTTCTGTGGATAAGTAACAAGTATAACCTAAGTAAATCCTCTGCCTTAGCTGTGTCAAATATTTTTCCTCTCTGCAAATCAATTCTAAAAGAATCCCAAAACTGATTATTATTAGCAGTGTGGTCTAAAATATCTACTCCTTTTTCTGCCTCTATGGGCTTAATAATGTTTTCTTTTATAGATCTCAATGCTGCAACTCTTAAGTCTGCAGGTATAGCTCTCATAAAAGATGAAGAAGTTGGGTATAAACCTGTATCCCAAATACCTCTTTCTCTGTCAAATACTGCTCCTGGGAAAGTGTCTACAACTGTATCACTTAATACTTTTGTTGTGTTAAACTCTTTAAAACCATCTGGTGCTGATGTATCTAACTTTTCTTTTATTTCATATAATGTATCTTTCTTGATTTGAAAATCATAGATGTTTAAGATAACATTATCTGTCTCTTTGGGCTTTATTGCCATGTTTCTTAATTTTTGGTTACTTAACTTTTTTCTGTGTTGGGTTGCATTCTTTTGGTTGGTTTGTTCTGCAAAATTACAAATAAATATTGAATCCTACAAATTCGTTAAATTTCTTACCCCACCGATTAAGATGGGGCAAGATTATTTAACTATTTATTAGTTGAAGCCTTTTCTTCCAGCTTCGTCTAACTCGATCATAACGAAACGAGTTAAATCTCTTACGTGAATATCTGCGATGTTAAATGCCCAGAATTCTTGTCCGATTTGTTTCATTGAAGACATGATATCTCCAGCTTTTCTGTAATCGTAACGTCCATTAGTTGTACCCCAGTAGCACATTTCGCCTTGTGGTTTAACTAAATAAATGTTAGCTCCAGAGTTACCACCGTCTACTAAAGTAGCACCTGCTGGTAAAGCTTTGTTGTTAGAGTACATTTGATCTTCAACATCCCAAATAACCATTGAGTAAGCAGTTGGTGATAAGTTTTCTGGGTGGAATCCACCTGCCAAACGATCAACACCTTCCATCATGTTCAATGATGTATCCTCTTCAATTTCAACACTTCCGATTCCAGGAATGAAAACTTTAGTGAAACGAATTGGCACATACTCCAAGTTGAATGGATCATTACCACGAACTGGGTTAGGGATAGTTCTCTCAGTACCTAAGAATGTATTCAATGAAGCATTTTGTGCATTAACTTCGTTAGAGAAGATCTCTAAGATGTTTTGGTATGCGTATTTACCACATTTGAATTTTAAACGTCTTTCAACATCTTGTTTAAATGGGTTGATACGGAATACATATTCTGCAGCTTCTTTCAAGTGATCACGAGTGATTCCACCTGGACGACCATACTTAACAAGTTTTCCACGTCTCAATTGGTGCCATAAACCTTCGTTTAATCTAGCAACTCCATTTGAATCACGAACTGTAGCAGCACGTTGGAATAAAAGTTTTTGTGCAGTCAATCTCTCAAGTTCTCTCATTGTTAAGAACTCCATTGTTGCTCCAATTTTTGCATTTTTCATGTCTGGAACTTTCTTACCACCTTTAGTAACTAAGTTAGTTAAGACAGCGTAGTCATTACCACCAAACTCTGATTGTAATTTGTCTAAATAAGATTTAGATTGAGCATCAGCTCCAGAGAATGATTTAGAGTCAGCCATACCTGTGATGTAAGCTTCAACCCCTGATGCAGATCCTAAACGGAATTCACATCTCATTGTTCCAACTGTATCTGGTAAATCAAAGTGAGAGAAGTTAGTACCTCTTTCTCCTAAGATAGCGTGACCAACTTTAAAGTATTGGATACCTTTTGCCAAGTTAGATGCTAAGAACCAAGTGCTCTTATCGTTATCTGCTAATTTAACAGTGTGCTCAAAACCTTCTCCTACAGCTACAACTGGCTCTTCTCCAGAAACAATAATTTGTTGTCCGTAGTATTTATCGTTAGATAAAACGTCTCCTGTTGTGTAAGCTCTGTTCAATACAATTTTGAAAGTACTTCCGTCAACACCTGGATAAGCTTGAGTTGATGTATCACGAGTTGTGTAGCATCCTTTGTACTCTTCTACAGGAATGTCGTAAGTAAATCCACCGTCCCATCCATTTACTTCTAGGATAGCTTTGTTTTGCAATAATTCTCTAAGAATACCGTAGCTTCTTACAGCTTGTTTTCCCCATAAGTTCATCAAACCTAAGTGATGTTTGTTTGGGTCTTCTTTGTACCATGAGTAAAGTGAAGGTAAGTCTTGTGCACCACCAATAGAAGAAACTGTTTTCTTATCTGTGAACATTATAACTTGGTCTCCATTTACAACGAAAGGAATGTTTTGTTGTGTTACCATTTTTTAATTTAATTTAATTTTTGTTTATTATTGTTAATCGAAATTCAAAGTTTCCAGTGGTGAGATAGGAGCTGTTTCTTCTTTCTTACTTCTCTCTACTCTACTGGTGTCTTGTACGATTCTAATCTTTTTAAGATTATCTAATTGTACATTTTTCTTTACTTCTGAAGTTACTCTTTTTAAATAAGTTTCCTTATCTAACATAAATTGAATAAGTTCTTTTGCTTTTTTAGGATCATTCATCCACTCTTCGTAAATGTCATCTATCTCAAAAGATCCACTTTCTGTTTTCTTAGTTGCAACATCTGCAAATTTTCTAGCTAAGTTTTCAGAAACTCCATCCTGTTTAAGATCTGATAATAATCCTTTTTTGTATTCTTTAATTCTTGCTTGCTCCTTTTCTTGGTTAGCAATAAGTTCTTGCTCTTTGGCTTCTAAATTTTTGTAGAATTGATCTCTTTGATACTGCACAATTTTTTGTGCTTTTACATCTAATGTAAGATCTTTTTTAGAAGACTCTACTAAAGCCTTAGTTTCAGAAGGGCTGTGTCCTAATACTTGTTTATAGTACCAAGCCAATACATCTGCATTGTGATCATCGTTATCTTCATCGTAACCTTGGAAAGGCTCTTCTAATGTCTCTGGGTTTTCAAATAAAGCTTTCGCTAATTCTAAATCCCCATTTTTAACGATGCTGATAAGACGTTTTTTAACTTCGTCTAATCCGTCTACTTCAATGTATTTTGATTTGAACTCTTCGTCTTTCTGATCTTTGATAGCTCTTTCAAGATTTTTGAAAGTTTCTTTGTCTACAGAATCTAACTCAGATAACAACTTCTCAGTTCCATCCTCCGTTTCAATAAGCACGTCTTCCCATTCTCCAGAATCTAATTTGTCTTTAATTATGTCAAAGTATACACTACTTGAATTATCAAAAACTATCTCATCTTTTTTAGGTTCGTCTTTAGCTTTACTCTTAGTCTCAACCTTTTTCTTATCATCTTCCTTATTAGTATCCTCTGTATCTATTGGATCAATATCTACTTCAGCTTCTTCTTCCTCCTCTTCATTAATATTAATGTCGATATCTGGTTCGTTAATTACTTGTTCTCCATCTAAGGAGAAATCGTTCATTTCTAATAATTGTTCAAATGACAGCTCTTGTTGGTTTTGTTCTGTTCTCATTTTCTCTGCAAAATTAATGGTTTTTTTTGGATTGGCAAAATTAGTTAAAATTTGCCTTTTTTATACTTCTGTTGTTAAATTATATTTAATTAGTTAAACAATCTTTAATTCTTGTTTATCTCTGCCACATAACGGTCATTCATCATTTGGCGATCTTTCTGCTCTATTTCCTTAAGCTTCAGCTCTAAGTCTCTACCAATACTTTCGGCTTTTTGTGATGCCTGTTGTTCTTGTAGGGCTAGTTTTCTGCTGTTTGATTCTATGTCGCTATTAGTTTTAACTTCTTTTAACGCCATATCAGCTTGAGCACTAATGTTCTTGAATGATTGTGCATCTGCTTGCTTATCTGCAGCACGGCCTTGAGCTTGAATTTCTTCTCTGAGAATACTAGCCTCTCTATCTTTTTGATTCTGTTCGGCTTTAAAGTTTCTCTCTTTATCCTTATCCATAGCCTCTGCCTGAAGTTTCTTATCAGCAAGTTCTTGTTCGTGTGCTCTTTGTGCTTCAACTTCTTTTTGTTTCTCTGCACGTCCTTTCTTACCAATACTTACAAGCTCTACTATTGTGTCTGCTGAGAATAACTCTGCATAGTCAAGTAAGTCGCTTCCTAAAGTATTCATATTTAATAAGGCTTGTTTCATTGTTTCAAGCTCTCTACGTTTCTTAGGATCATTGACAGGGAATACTCCAATTCTTCTTAGTGGAAAATCTGGATCAGAAAGATGCATAAAAATTTTATCTCCGTCTGAATTAGAGAATACAAAATCAACATCTAGATACTCCTTTTGGCAGTACTGTGCTATTGATAAATGGATCTCCATGGCTTTTCTTCTAGCTACTGCCATTGTGTTAAAAATGTCAGCTGTTTGCATATAAGAAGCTTCTGTACCTTGTTTTACTCCGGTGGCAGTTTCATACACACTTGGTTGTCCTAGCCTCTGAGGAGTTATACCTATTTGCTCTAAAGCCTTTTTTTGGTAGTACTCAGATAATTGAATTCTACTATTTATTTGCTTATCAAATGATATATCTTGGGTCATAAATGTATTCATTTGCCCATTGGCCCCAGCCATGTTCTGCTTAGTTGTATCCAATGGAACAAGTCCTACATCTTTTGCTAGATCTCTAAGTTTCTCTAGTGACTCCTCTATTGTACCATGGTCTTTGTACTCAGACGGTAAAAAGTTTATGTCAAACAAGAAGAACATACCAATCTCTTTCTCCAATAAGTTAAAAATCTGATTTAAACAGATATTATAACCAATTTGGTAAGGTCTTAGTTTCTGTGCTACAGATGATGAAATTACCCCAGCTACCGGAATCTTAACATCAAAGATATTAGATTCTCCACGTATTTGGTAAGGTAACGGTTCTACTGCTAAGTACAAGTTATCTGTTAAATAAGAATTACCAGCATTAATTTTAGTACCTTGCCAGATTTCTGGAACGTAGAATTCGTACATAGTATTAGCTTCAAGATCCTTTTGTATATCTCTCAAAGCTTTAGTTGTAACTTTCTTAATGTTATTCTCTGCTACGAACTCAGGTAAAATGTCATCTGTAACAATAGCTGTATCTTCATAGCCGGCATCTGTAGTGTAGTTTATAAACCACATTCTCTTCCAGCTTCTCCAATAACCCTCTGTTACTTGTAGTAAGTCTCTTCTTACGTTTATATCATCTCTCTGTACTGAGCTATAGCTAAAACCTAAATGGTTATTATTTTGGAAAGGGCTCAACCAGTTTGGTACTCTTTGTTGTCCATCTGGTGTATCAACTAGTACCTCTCCCATAGGTATGTCTAAGGCATCTTGAATTTGAAGACCTAAGTCATAGTTGTAGTAGTTATGAAAAGGAATTGTTTGAACTTGGCCAAACATCCCATTATTCATTGAATTTTTCCAAGATTGTACTTTTGCATCTGCATTGCCGCTTGAGGTCTCTGCATAGTTTGTGTTAAGCCTTTTTATTTCTTGAGGTGTTAACAAGTGTCCGTATCTTTTGATTATGTCTGATGGAGATATATAAAATACTCTACCTACATACTCGCAATCTTGTGGGTTTTCTGCTGTAACATCTTGAGAAAAGAATGTTTCTAGCGGAGACCATCTTTCTGGCTTGTAATAGTCGTATCCAATATAGTAGTTTCTAAAGAATCTACCAGTTATCAAGAAATCTTCCATCTCTTGTTTATCTAGCTTATCCATGTAGAATCTTTGTTGATCTTTTTCTACGACATGCTCCGCCCATTCAGCAGCTTTAGTTTTCCAATCTTTCATCTCCTTTTCTATTTGAGCAGGTGATATAATTTTGGCTTTTTCCTCTTCTAGCTGTTGTAAATATTGTTGTTGTTCTTCTTCTGATTGGAAATCTTGCTTGTTTGGATTTATTCCTACTTTTGCAAGTTCTATCTCTAGTTCTTTTTTGAATGTGTCTAATGCATACTCTCTTACTTTTCCTGATCTTTCTCTTAAGTATTCATTTTGAGAGATATCATCTATAGTATCGATTTTAAAGTCATCTTTTTGCTCTAGCCACTCTCCAACTAATTGTCTGGTTATGATACCAATAAAGTCGTAGTGTTTAACAAACGTAGGTATCCCAACACTGTCTCCTAGATCTCTAACTCTGTCTAAGATTTGGTTGTCTGGCTCATAGTCAGAATAGGCAAGCCTTCCTTCAAGCATTTTATACAAGTCACGAAATTTAACATTTTCGGAAAGCTGTAAAATACCTATGGATTCTAAAGCGTCAAGGCACTTTTTTTTCCATGGTAATTTCTCTTTCTGACTATCGGGTATAGTTTGTGTTGGGAGAGAGTGTGTAGAGGAAACCGATGTCCCTACACCATTGTAAAATGAGTGATATGATGATTCCATTATAGTTTAGTAAGTTCGTTTATTATATATTGTTCTTCTGTTTTTATACACTCTGTGTATCCTTTAAAGTTTAATTTTGGGTTGTATTTAAAAGCATTAAGTGCTTTTAAGGCTTTCTTCTCCATATCATATATTTCTCCTGCATCTCCTCTTATTTCTATTATTTTTGTATAATAATATGGCATATCTTTTTTATTTTTATACCTATTGTCTACTCCATTAATAGTTATACCTAGCTTATAAAATTTTTCATTTCTGTCTTCGCATTTTATTAAATATAATATAGCTTCTCTGCCTCTTGCCTGTAGCATATAGGATCCTCTGCTATACCCTTTGTTTAAATAGCTACAAGCTGGGCATTGTTTACCTCTTAGGTGATTATTTGGGGATTGGAAAAAAATACCATGCTCTTTGCAAATTATTTCTACTTTTTCTTTATTATTAACATAGTTTACTTTTGAGTAGTCATATTTTATACCGTGTTTTTTATAGGCTTTCTCTATAAATGTATTTGAAGTTCCTTTAAATACTTTACAGCATCTTTGACAGCCTTTTCCTAACATATGATCATTTGGCTTTTGCTCAAAATCTCCATGTATGTTACAAGTAATTATAACTTTAGTTTTATTATTTACATACTCTGCTTTAAGATACGTGTACAAGTTGCTATGAATTGCACTTGCCTTATTAATAAACTCTTCTGTTGTGAGTTTTTTCATTGTGTAATTTTAAAACCGCAAAATTAGTTAATTTTTTTGAGAGTGCAAAATTAGTTAAATATTAGTAAAACTTTTTTGCTCTCCCTGATCCACCATAAAGTCTTTGTGCTAGACTTTTTTCAGGTGTTTTTTTGGTATCTTCAGGTTTTTGCTTTCTCATACTAGATGCATTTGGTAACATGTAGTTATTAAATAAGTAAAACTCATACCCAAGACAAGACATAAAGGATGTTATCCTATCCACGTTATTGTCTTTTTTGTACATAATCATCTCATCTAATAATCCTATGTCATTAATCATTTGCACACCAAGTATTGTCTTCTCTTCCCCGTTGTCATCAATTATTGTAAACTCCTGCTTAGCATAGTTCTTTACAAGACCCAATAAAAACTTTTTGTTTTCTGGGCTAGGATTCCAACCATATCTTCTTCTACCATTTGATTGCTGAGTCATATCAGACTTAAAGTCCATAGACTCTACTAACCAAAGGTCAGTTGCTCTTTTTCTATCTAGGTATTCTTTGAATCCCATATCGGCATTCTCCATAAATACTCTGGCATTGAAAGCCTGCATTAATAAAAAGATCTGTCTGTATAGTTTGTTATGTGGGTCAGGTCTAGATGCAACAGAGGCTACAATTCTACCACACCATTTATCCATACCAATATTTACTTTGTATATGTGGAATGATCCAATAGAGTCTGTACCAGATTCTTCTTGCTTATAATCATCAAATCCACCAACGTATAAATACGGAACTGGTTTTTCTCCTGGTAGATCTTCATACAATACTACAGGGGCATCAATAAAGCCTCCTTGATGTGGATATTCCGCAAGCTCTTTATTAGTCATTTCATAGGTGATCTTACCATTACTCTCTTGAATAATAGTAACTTTTTTACCGCCTCCGCCTGATTCTAATAGATAATCTTTGTGTCTTTTTGCCTCTACTGCCGGGAACGGGTTCTCTTCAGATGACATAAAACAATCCTCTGGGTCAATTGGGTACTGAACTCTTCTTTGCTGTTCTAGTAGTTGCCCTTTTGTCCCTCCTATGCTTTTGGCCTCTAATATGGCATCTTTTAAAAGCTTTGTGTTATTCTCCCAGTTTGTTGTATGTATTGTTATCTTGCTTAACTCTTCTGCATCACTTATCCTTAAGAAATCAGAAAATGATTGCTTCTGCTTAACAAATCCTTTTTCATAGGCCATTTGTCCAGGAAAATACGTAGCAAACTTTCTTCTTCTCCAAGTAATATGATCTGGGTCAATGTGGTTCTCTAATAAGTCCCAATCCATGGGTAAAAGATCATAGGCCTCTGGATTAGATAGTACATCTACTGCATCTTTTGATAAGTCTGCCTCCCCTCCAGTACCTGCTAGTACAGTTACACACTTAAACCCAAAGGGTGTTTTAAATGAAGGTAATGCTGCAAGGTATGGTTTTAAAAAGGCATACTTACCTATCTCATCGTAGATAGATACTGATGGTGCAAGACCCGCAGTCTTTTGTGTTTTAGACTTCGCACCTGACTCTAAGTTCTGTACAATTAGTGTAGAAAATATGATAGGATTTGATGCATCCTCTTTTATACCAAATGTTGTTTCTCCATTTTCCCACTCTTGTTTTAAGATATCTATCTGTAATGGCTTATCAATGTAAGTCATAGATGTTTTAATCTTACTTGTCAATGCATTAATATCCGATGAACTACCACCAATTACTGAACCAAATGAGTTAAACTTAGTTATAGTTCTCCAGTGGGCCAAAGATGCTAGGATTACAGATTTACCAAAACGTCTTGTACCATACATTAGTAATGCTTTGGCATAGAAGTTTTCGTTTTCTGGATTTACAGATCTTACTAAATTTTCTGCAAAAAACCATTCGTTATCTCGTAAGTCTGGTTGTGTATTTGGTTCACTACCATCTGCTTGTGGAATTGGTGTTCTAAAAAAATTCAAGTGAAAATATAACCAAGGGTGTATAAAATAACCATTTATATTTACTCCATGCTTTATTTTATTTATCTCCTCTGTCCAAAACTGTAAAACTACCGGGTCTTGTGCAAAGAAGTGCTTCTTATTATTCCACTTAGGTATATCTCTTGGATTCATGTTTATAAACATCTCCTTAGAGGTCCTAACTGACCAGTCCACAGGTATTCTTTCAATAATCTCTTTTACGTCCTCTCGGAGCAGCATTAGGGGCTCTCGCATCAAGAGAGAGGCTTGTTTATTATTGAAGAATTTTATATCTGCACTTTCAATAGAATTGTTTATCTTAAGTTTTGCAAGTCTCTCTTGTATTTTTATCTTTTCATTAAATACCAAATCCTGAAAAACAACCTCATAAGACTTATACTCTACTTCATCTTCTGTCTCAGCCTCTTGGGTAAGTACATCCATATTGTACTTCAAGTAGTCATCACACTTCTTGATGTGTAAGTTTATAATGTCAACAGTTTCGTCTATAAAAGACTGTGTTTTTTCAAGACCTCTGTCTCCATCTGCTTCTGATATAAACACAGAAAGCCTACCAAGTATTGACGTGGTAAGCTCGTTTTCCTGTTTAAATAAGGCCTCTTTAGTTTTTTTAGTAGATTCAGTAAAAGATCTTACATCCTTCTCAATTTCCTTGAGCTCTTTCTCTTTGTTCTCTACATCAGTTTGTTGTATGGATAATATCTGCTCTGAAAAACTTTTCATTGCAGCCTCATACTTTTTATTGTCATTCCAGTAGTTGCTTTCAATTACTTTCCTGTTTCTTCTAAAATACTCTTTGTGGCTCTTTATAAAACTATCTACATAGTCTGACATTAATTATCTTTTGTTTTTTCCAGCATTTGTTTGAAGAAATCACTTTCTAGAAATTTGGCTCTTTCTTCTTCCAAAGTGCCTGGCTCTGTTTCTACTAACTCTCCTTTTTCAATTACAAAGACTCTTTTAGGTGCCCAGTTTTTCATCTCTGAGTAGAAGGTTTGAATATCTTCTTGCAAACCTTGTCCTACAACCTCTAAGTAAGTCTCTATACTAACGATTAGTTTAAAGAATAATATCTGTAAATCTTTGTTGTACAGTATTGTATCTACATAAGTGTGTACTAAAACCTGTTGCAACTCCTCTACAGTTTTACCCTCTACAACCTCTTTCAGGCTAGATTTATCTTTGTAAAGAGCTTCATTTTTAGCCTTTACTACCTTTTCGAACTCTTTGTATTCAACGTAAAGAGATGCTACTTTATCTTTTAATAATTCCATATTACAATATTTCTTTTTCTTCTTGTTTTGTTCTTTCAATAGCTGAAAAAATCTCTTCATCCGTAAGTTCTAAGATGTCTGATATTTTCTTAGCCCCTGTTAATCTAAGAGCACTGTATAATAATTCTCCTAAAGTGTAGTCTGGGAATTCCTTTGAAAATTCTTGTAACTCTCTTACTGCGTTGTTTTTAAAATTCATTTATTCTTGTATTTGTCCTGAAAGGTTTATTTTTAATGTTTTTTGTTCTCCGTTTTCTAAGTATCTTTCTAATACCCACTGATTAATAATTCCAACTTTGTTGTTGTCATAACTTATTGTTATCTCTACACCATCTGGAAGTATCTCAACGGATGGCATTGTGCAACCGCAGGATTTTGTAATTGCTAAGTGTGCAATATCTTCTCCTAATATCTGAATTTTCTCAGATATCTCTGTTCCTTTTTTTAGAGTTCCAAAATTTAATTTGTACTCTTTGTCTTTTTCTATTTCCTCTATCTTTGAGGTCAATCCTAATTTCATATGTTTATTATAAATTGTTCCACTTATTTTCCGGGCACATATTCTCAGGGTCTTCCTGAGAGCTTTTAAAAATTAAATTACATCCACAATTTGTGCAAATTGAATTATCATCTACGCTGACACGCATTATAAAATTTAATGTTTTATTCATCGCCATTTTAACTTGATCTTTAAAGGTTAATTGGGCTTTGTTGTCAGAATTCGTTGGGCAAATCTTACATACCTTTAGCCTCTTTTTTTGAAGATCTGTTAATGTTTTTTGATATTCCCTCCTGCTTTTTATTGCAAGTCTAACTTTACTTAAAATATTTGATATGCTCTTCATTGTGTGTTGTTTCTAAAATTTTCCAATACTTGTAAAAAAATGGCAAGATATTTCTTGGTACATCTTTTTCTCTATGCCTTATAGAATTATGAACTAATGGTTTATTAAAGTTTTTTAACTCACCCCCATCTTTCTTTTTAAGAACTTCACGTAAGTATCTTATTTTTTTCTTTAAGTAATCATACTTCTTTGCACGACCAAGATAATTGACCAAACACATTCCAAGATAGTAATTAAACCTCATCTTACCAAGATTTGGAAAATTTACTAATACCAGTTCTTCATCTGCCTGTATCGATCTTTTGAGATAAAATATGTTATGCTTTATTATATCTGCTATTAGCTCTTTATCTTTTCCTGTTATTGCAGATAGCTCTTCTACTATATCTTCTGTAAAGTATACCTGCTTACTGCTTTTTTTGAAAGGCCAGGACATACACTTGCTTTTTATTTTTTACAAAACTATCACGTACACTCTCCATGTCTGGAGATAACTTACTCATTCTTAGATTTTTCTCGCTTGACATTAAATATCCCTTATCTCTAAGATGCACATCTGCCACTCTAATATCACCATCTTTTTTCCCAGTATCCTCCTTTATGAACTCCTTTGTCTCTTTGCTATAACCATTCCTAATATAATAAATTAGTATTAGTCTTTCAAAGTTTCTTAAGGGAACATCCTGCGATATTGAGTAGACACGTAAAATCTTATCAATAAGATCTATTTCGTTTTTGTACTTACTTTTTAATGTTGGAAAACTCACTTGCTATTATTTTTGTACAAAGGTACGAAGCTATTTTGAGAATTCCAAATTATTTAACAATTATTTAACTAATAATTATCTTGTATCTCAATAATATTACTAGTCATTGGTTGAAATCTGAAAGTATTAAAGAAGAAAGATTCTGCCATTCTTGACATAACTCTTATTGTTAATACTGGATTCATCTGATACAATCTGAACAAATCAAATGTAAGGTTGCTTATAAAATCCTCGTTTTCATCGAGGTACGCTGTAGAAACTATCTTTTCTGATACATCTTCCCACAACAAATCGTAGAACTCCTCATAGGTAAGTTCTTGAAATTCTGAATAGGTAAAATCTTTTGTTGACATATTAATTGGTTTTTATGCAAAATTACAAAAAAGATTTCTAATATCCAAATAAGTTAAAAGAATAGTTAACAAATTTGGAAAATAAAAAAAGAGTTTGTATCTTTGCAAAAATATTTACAATTTTATTTTTTTATTTGAAAAAGGTTTTGTACCTTTGCAAAAAATATAATTAATGACGTGTGGCTATCTGAAAAGATTCACGTTGCGGTTTCGTATAACCTATGCTAAATGGAAGAGGGCATTACTGTTTTGTAATGAAGACCGCCAGAGGAGGGCTGTTTAAGATTTCAGCCCACTTACGAACGTAGGCAGCTAAATAAATAATGCTGTCGAATAAGACAAAGCGTCTTTCAGTATACAAATAAAAAATCTACAGCAGGTCCTTGGATTCGGTGTTTTTCCGCTGCTGGCTCACCTTACTTCTTCTTTTATTTTTAAAGAGGGGGTAAGGGGGTGTTTTCCTACAAAACATTGTACCACAAAAAGGCGGTCTTCTAAGGAACAGCCTTAGAAAGACAGTACTGAAAATAATTGTAAAATATTTACATAAAAGTTTTGCAGTTTAGTATAATTGTTGTATCTTTGCAAAAATATTTAAGTATGTATAAATTAAGAGATTACCAAAGTGATTCAGTTGCAAAAGGTTTGGAACTGCTTAACTCAGATAAGTCAAGACGAGAGTTACTTGTGTTACCTACTGGTGCCGGTAAATCAATTGTAATAGCAGAAATAGTAAAGCAGTTAAACGAGCCTGTGGTTATCCTACAGCCTTCAAAAGAGTTGCTTGAGCAGAACTATAAGAAGTTTATAGATGTTGGCGGTGAAGCTACTATATACTCGGCATCTGCTGGAGTAAAAGAAATAAGTAAAGTTACCTTTGCAACTATAGGTTCTATAAAGAAAGCCGTCAATGAGCTAAAGAGACTAAAAGTCAAGAAGCTTATTATTGATGAGGCTCATATTGGCGTAAAGTCAGGATCACAACTACGCTCTTTTTTAAAAGACTTAGGAATAAACAATACACTAGGACTTACCGCAACACCATTTATATTGGCGAGCTCTATGAGTGGTGCCGAGCTTAAGATGCTAACAAAAGTAAAAGGAAAGTTGTTTACTGATATTGCTTATGTTCATCAAATAGGAAGTATGGTGACCGGAAGTCACTGGACCCCTCTAGAATACCGTATAGTTGAGCAGGATGATACATTTTTAAAAGTTAACTCATCAGGATCAGATTACACAGAAGATAGCATGAAGAGCTTCTATCAGAATAATGACCTACAATCACAAGTTGTTGATAATGTAGAGCATTGTTTGTATGAAGGTTCTAAATCAATACTAGTATTTGTACCCTCTATAGCGGAGGCAGAAATTTTATCAAATAAGATAAAAGGTTCTAGATATGTTAGTTCACTATCCTCTAAAAAAGAAAGAGATGAGATAATTGAAGGTTTTAAAAATGGAGATATCAAGGTTGTAATAAACGTAGGGATCCTAACTACAGGGTTTGATTATCCAGAATTAGAGACTATTATACTAGCAAGATCAACAATGTCTTTTGCACTTTACTACCAAATGATTGGTAGAGGGGTTCGTATACACGATAATAAGACAAAGACCGTTGTTATTGATCTTAGTGAGAACTATAAAAGATTTGGAAGAGTTGAGGATTTTACTGTAGAGTTTATAAAAGGTTATGGTTGGGGTCTTTTTAATGGAGAGTTTCTAATAAGTAACTACCCGATAGAGGCAAAAAATAGACCAAGAAAGTCAAACCTTGAGAAAAAGTACAATCCTAATATAGCAAAAACAGTAGGTGTTACAGTGTCAGGTGTTGGTACAACTAGGCTTACTTTTGGTAAGTATAAAGATCACACACTCAATGCAATACTTGCTAAAGATAAAGGTTACCTAGTTTGGATTATGGAGAATTTTACATTCAGACCTAATCAAAATTGGCTGAAAAAAGAGATAGCAACTTTGTTAAATATTTCTTAAATATATTTGTTAATTAGTAATTTTTTTGTACCTTTGTACACAAATTAAAAGTAAATTATGGCAGAAGAAAAAGACCCGTTGTTGGACGTACTTGCGAGTATGGACAAAAGATTTGGAAAAGGTGCTGTTATCGTAGGTGACACAGTTATCCAAACAGAAAGACAAAGTACAGGTTCATTGGGAATGGACATTATCACCGGTGGTGGTTGGGGTAAAGGAAGAATGGTTGAGATATTTGCACCGGAAAGTTCAGGTAAGACAACGCTATGTATCCATACTATGATACAGGCTCAAAAGGATAACCCTAACAAAAGGGTAGCTTTTATTGACGCAGAACACGCATTCGACAGAAACTACGCAGAGCATTTAGGATTAGACATGAACCAAGTAATAATCTCACAGCCTGATAATGGTGAGCAAGCACTAGAAATTGCTGAAGCTTTGATTGCATCTGGTAAAATATCAGTTTGTGTCATTGATTCAGTTGCTGCATTAACACCAAAAGCTGAAATTGAAGGTGAAATGGGGGATTCTAAAATGGGTCTTCATGCACGTTTAATGTCACAGGCTTGTAGAAAACTTACAGGTATTGTTAGCAAAACAAACACAGTACTTCTTTTTACAAATCAGATTCGTATGAAGATTGGTGTTATGTTTGGTAGTCCAGAGACAGTTCCTGGTGGAGAGGCTCTTAAATTCTATGCTTCTACTCGTATTGATATGAGAAAAAGTAAAGGAGACACAGACAGCGAAGGCCATGTTATTAACAGTAAGGTAAAAGCCAAAACTATTAAAAACAAACTTGCTCCTCCTTTCCAAGTAACTGAGTTTGATATCATATTTGGAGAAGGTATTGATAGAACAAGTGAAATATTAGCTATTGGAGAAAATATTGGAATTATCAAAAAAACAGGATCATGGTACAATTACGGTGATACAAAATTAGGCCAAGGAGGTGCTAACGTAAAACAACTGTTGAAAGATAACCCAGAATTAGCTGAAGAGCTTGAGCAAAAAATTAGAGAATACTTTAATATCTAGATATGGCAGTACATAATTGGATATACCAAGGACATGATATAAATTCAATTACTGATATGCAAAGACATTGCCCCAAAGTATGGGGCTTTGTCTATAAGCTTACACTGAGAGATAAAAAATCAGGAGCTGTAGCATTTGAGTACATTGGTAAAAAGAATGTTTATACGAAGCGTAAAAGAGCTTTTGGTAAAAAGGAGACAGCCGCTCTCAAAGATAAAAGGAAGAAAGCGTACGAGTATGTCATAAAAGAGGGAGACTGGAAAGCTTATGTATCAAGCAACAAGTATATAAAAGCAAACAGCACAAAGTATGATATCTTTCGTGAGATTATAATGTTTTCTACAAATGATAATGACTTGACTTATCAAGAAGCAAAGCATATTATCTGTTCTGATGCATTAGAAGATCCTAAGTATCTAAATGATGGGGTATCAATAAGACGTTTTGGTAAAAAAATAATTGATTAATAATATGCACATAGCAAAAGAAAAAGCAACTTCAGCTAAACCGGCCAGAGTGTTAAAGAACGAAATAAAGTATAAAATTACTTTAGACGAAGATCAGAAAAAGGTAAAAGAGTCAATCTACAACTCAGAGATAATTGTTATAACAGGTTATGCTGGATCAGGCAAGTCCTTAGTTACAGCACAATCAGTTTTAGATCTTATGTTTAAGAAAGAAGTTACACAAGTGTTGGTAACTAGAGCTGCAGTTGAGGTTGGAAAGTCTTTGGGATTTTTACCAGGGGAATTAGATTCTAAATTTGACCCTTATATTGAAGCTTTCCGTGATAACTTATACAAGTGTTACGATAAAGATAAGGTAGATAAGCACATCAAAGAGGGCCAGATACAAGGATTACCTGTACAGTATATTAGGGGTAAGACAATTGATAAAGGTCAAGTGCTAGTAGTAGAGGAGGCACAAAACCTTACTAAACACGAAATGTTAGCTATTTTAACAAGACTTGGTAAAGGAGGAAAGATCATCATAAATGGTGACAATGAACAAAGTGATATTAAGGATGGCTACACTGGATTGCACTATGCAATGGATTTATCAAAAGCTATTCAAGAAATTAGCTGGCACAAACTTAAATCAAACCACCGTTCTGAGTTGATTTCTAAGATATTAGACTACGAGCACAATAAAAAATAAAAAGTTTTTAAAAAAAGTTTGGTAGTTTAAAAAATTTGTTGTATCTTTGCAAAATAAATAATAAAAGTATGAGCGAAGAAGTAAAATTTAAGTATTTTTTAAACGGTGCTCCAATAGAAAGAAGTAAAATAAACTTCGAGCAAAATTTAGAAATCAGAGTCGTAGGTAATAAGGTAAAAATTACCACGCTCGTAAAAAAAGAAAAGTATGAGTAAGAAGTCAAAGCCGCAAAAAGAGTTTATTGATTTAACAATTATTACGATGGTCTTAAAAAAAGATGTCGGGGATAATTTAGCAAAATCTTTTTTAGACACACAAGGTGTACAAAAAGATGATTACGGTAGAGATTATGAGTACTACAAAGAGCTTGGGATTGACCCACCGGAAGATTTAATGGAGATGTCAGACAGTCCTACTAAAGCAATCTTCCAAGTTAAGCAAGAAGATTTAGAAGCAATAGAGACAAAGACTAAAATTAGGCCAGGTGCTATAGTGTTTTTCTCAGAAGCAGACGGAGCTTTACCAGGAAGTACTGTTTACCTAGATTTAGATTATAAAATCAGTGTAAAAGAAACAATTAAACAAATAGAAAAGAAAATTAAAAAAGTAAAGAAGAATGGCGTTAAGTAAAAATTATTTGCAGTTAGAGTTTGGATCAGGTAAATTTTTCCAGTACTCAAAAGAGGTTTTAGATGGATATGCACAGCATACATCAACAAAAGGTAATGTAAGTTACAGAAAGTATTACTCAGATGGAGTAACAGGGGTTTTAGATTCAGTTTCTATCTATGATGGGAAATTCGGTCAACAAATATCAATCAGTTTAAAAGACGGTGATGATATTTATTACTTGCCAATTTCTATTTACGATCAAAAACAACAAGTAGATAATACTTACGCAGAATCTTTGATCAAATTGTTACCTCAATTAGAGAAAGGTCAAAACCTTACAGTATCTGGATATAACTTTGTACCTGAAGGAGAGAAGTATTCTAGAATTGGTCTTAGTATTAAAGTTAGTGGAGAGAAATTGAAATCTGCTATCACAAACAGCTACTACAATAAAGAAGGAGTTTTAGTAAAAGGAGATATCCCTGCATTAGAGTTCGTAGAAAAGTTAGGTAAAAAGAAACCGTCTGCTACATCTTTGGAAGCAAAAGACACTTACTTACTTGCTTTATTAGAGAAAGAAGAAGCTAGATTGACTTGGAAAAAAGATGAGCCAGCTCAACAAGAACAAAAGGCACCAGCTGCTGAACCAAAAGATGAGGCATCTGCAAAACGAGTAGCTCCAGTTACACCTCAGGAAGCTTTTGAGGCACCTGTAGTTTCAGATGACGATGATGATGATTTACCATTTTAAGAATAATTAATAATAAAAATAGAAGTATACAATGGAAGTAGTTTCAAAAATTAAAGACGAACAATTAACTAAGTTACAAGAGTTTAGAAACTTTTTTACAAATGCTAACATGGCATTAGGCGAAACAACCCTAAACTACGAAGCAGCTAAAAAAGCAATCCTATCTCAAGTAGAGCAAAAGGACTTAGAGTTCAATGAGTTCAGAGCAGAGTTAGAAAAAGAGTACGGAAAAGTTAACATTAACATTTCTAACGGAGAGTTTCAAGTAATTCCGGAAGAACAAGTTGAAGATCAAAAACCTGTATAGTATGTCAGCAGAATTAAAAAACCCAATGAATTTTGGTTATCTTGGAGATGAGCAAATTACAATTAGTGCAAAAGAATTCATGGCACTTAAGGTTGCAGTAGAGCACGGAATAAATGCAACAGCCGAAAGCTATATGCCAGAGGTATTGAGATATTTAAGTACAGCAGATGGATCTCATGTAGAAAATCCTTCTGCAGAGGATATCAAATTAGGTGTTGTAGTTCCTGTTACTGACAGAGAGGCAACATTTAATGCAAACAACGTAAAGTTTAAGTATTCTTCAAAACTTACTGTTGATATGGTAGACGCTCAACAATTGATTATGGAGATCCATACAAGAAACGTTGAAAATGGCGTAGCTAAATCAAGAGAAGAATTAGAAAAAGCAAACGAGTTAACTGAGGTAAAATAAGATGGGAGACGAGCAATTGCTTTCACTATACCTTAAACAAAGCTTGGCTGCCGTTAAGCAAAATTTAGGAGGGGTATGTACTTACCTCTCCTTTTCTAAGGAAAAATCGTTAAATAAAGAAACGGGCATTATGGAAGAATATGATGCTTTTGTTGCAAAGTTGTCTAACGAATTTGGTGGTAAAGATAAAGTGGTTTACAGAATAAATAAACCCTTGGATCTGTTAGAAGGAAGTGATTTCAAAAACTTATTGTATAATTTACAAGAGAGAGCTTATGAAAGAGGAGAGTCAAATACAGAAACAGTATAATTCTTTCAAAGAGTCTGGAGATTTAAAAATGTTATTCCCGGGAATGTCGGGAAATTGGGAGAAAGACCAAAAAAGATTTACCAGAGTCTGGGAGGATAATCAGAGATTATTAAAAGAAGCAGAGAGTTTCTATAAAAAAGAAGAATAAATAGTATGTTAAAATTAGGAGCAGAAGCTAAAGAGGCCCTTATAAATGGGATAAACACTGTATCAAATGCAGTAAAGACTACGATGGGTGCTGAAGGTAAGACTGTTATCATCGAGAATAAAATGGGGTTTAAGCCTCACATTACTAAAGATGGTGTTACAGTTGCAGAAAGTATTCATTTGGAGGATGCTTATGAGGAGATGGGTGCTAAGTTAATAAAAGAAGCAGCAAGAAGAACCGTGGACTTGGTTGGTGACGGTACAACTACTGCAACAGTTATTACTCAGGAGCTTATTAACAAAGGAGTAGAAAAACTAGATTCTGGTATTTCACACGTAGAACTTCGAGAAGGTATTACAATTGGATTAGAGGACATTAATGTTGCATTAAAAGCCTTGAAGAAAAATGTAAACGACAAAGAGGTAAAGCAAATTGCTACTATTTCTGCCAATAACGATGAGGTTATCGGAGGAATTATTGCAGAGCTTTACAAGAAGATCGGAGTAGATGGTACAGTAGACGTACAAGAAGGAATGACAAAAGACACTACAGTAGATTACATCGAAGGTATGTCAATTGATAGAGGGTGGTCATTACCACACTTTGTAACAGACCATAGTACAGGAACTGCTGTTCTAGAAGACACTTACGTGTTGATTTTTGACGGTAAGATTAATGCAGTTGGAGACGTTGCTGAGTATGTGAGAAAAGCTCAGTCCGAAGGTAAGGGGTTGTTGATCTTCGCTGAAGATGTCGATGAAGGCGTTATGACAATGCTTGTCAAAAGTAAAATGCAAGGTACATTCAGAGTATCAGTTAGTATGAACCCTGATTTTGGGGTAAACAGATCTAACATTTTGGAAGATCTTGCTATTTTCACCGGAGCAAAAGTTTTTAGTCCAAAATTCTCAGAAAAAGCAGTTTTAGGCCATGCCTCAAAAGCTATATCTGACAAAAACAGAACTGTTATAATTTGCGATTCGCAAAGCGAGGATTTATTAGGCAGAATTGAAGTTTTAAAAAGCCAGGTTGAGAACACAACAGACACAATTGACAGAGAGAAGCTTTCAAAAAGGTTATCAAACTTAAGAAATGCTGTTGCTATTGTCACTGTAGGCGGAGTTACTGATCTTGAAGTGAAAGAGAAGAAAGATAGAATAGATGATGCCGTTAGTGCAGTTAAATCTGCCTTAGAAGGTGGATATGTTGCTGGTGGAGGCTCTACTTTATTGTACATCTCTAAGTACAAGATGAAAAAGAAGCTAAAAGGAGGTCAAAAAGAAGGTTATGAGTTGATTAAAGCAGCTATCCAGAAGCCTTTTGAACAAATTTTAGCTAATGCAGGTATGGATAAAGAGAAGTACGAAGCTAGATTAAGAGTTTACGGTCAAGGCATCAATGTTAAGACTCGTAAAGTAGAAAACTTGTTAGAAAAAGGTGTGATTGACTCGGCCAAAGTTGTACAAGTATCTCTTGAGAACGCTACTTCAGTTGCTTCTTTGGTCCTACAAACAGATTGTTTAATAACTAGTGCAGGACTATAACGCTATGAAGCCAAGTATGAAGCCATTATTTGAAAGAGTTCTACTAAAAGTAGAAAACTTAGAAGAGAAAAAAGATTTGTTCGGTATCGATCAAGAAAAGCCAAAAGTATTTTTGATTGATGCTGCAACAGACTGTAAGGAGATTATCCTTAATAACATCGGATCAGAAGTTTTGTTCAACGGTGTTATTGCAGAGCAAATAGAAGAGACAGACGAATACAAAGTTGTACTGACTCATCAGACTAACCTATTAATGATATAGAAGAGATATGGAGACTATTAATAGTAATTTAACATTAACAAGTAATCCCTATTTGGGTAATATCCCAACACCAGGATTAGGACTAAGTGGTACAATTAGTAACGGAACTAGCTATATTTCTAATTTACCAAGTATTTGTTTAACAAGTAAAAAAGCACACATGCAAGTAAAAATTGGAATTTTTAAAGTGAAGAGAGACGAAGATAACAATATCATCTCTTCAGAATTTGTAAAAGAGTTTTGGGCAGAAAAGATTGATGGAGTATCTATCGACCTCTTAGCAGCAAAAGAGTTAGAAGATAACTTTAATCCAAAAGAAGTTGTAGTAAAAGAGATATACACTGTAAATCTAAATTACTAAAAAAATCGGGGGCAGGGTAATATTGTTTGACAGGTCGAAAGACAGAACTGAGCCTGGACAGCCCCCAAATATAGCGTTAAAGTGTAAAGGTTGCATTCTGGTCTCATAAGCCAGAGGGGTGGTTCGAGTCCACGCTACGCTACTAATCTTGCTGTGTCTGAGTGGTCCAAAGAAGAAGTCTGCAAAACTAAAAGTCGTGGGTTCGAATCCCTCCAGCAAGTCTAAAGAAAGTAAGATGATAAAACAACAGTACATCCAGATGAGAAACTCTGGAAACATAGATGTTAATTGGTTCTATAAGTATTTTATAGAAGAGGGTGGGAAAGCGACTCCTCAGGACTTCTTTGATAATTTCTATTATAGAATAGAAAAGATACCAGTTCCCGGAGGATTTGTAGAACACAGAGAAGAGAGGGACTTAAGGCCCATATTAACACACCTAGATAAGAAGTTTGATTTAACACTCCTGTTTGATAAGACAGGTCAATTTTTAAAAATAGTAGGATAATGGTAACAACATTAAAATTTTATGCAACATGGTGCGGACCGTGTTCAGTAGTATCGAAGCAGTTAGAGGGATTAAACCTACAAGAAGTAGATTTGGACCAAGATGAAGAGGGATTGGCAGTAAAGTATAAGATCAGAAATGTACCAACATTAGTCTTCCTAAAAGACGGTGTAGAAGTTGACAGACACTCCGGACTTATTACAAGAGATGGTTACTTACAAAAAGTAAACGACTTAGAAAATGGAGGATAGTAAAAGATACGTATATCACTTTGATAACCCAATAGATTGGGAATCGGTACAAGAGCTGATAGATATCTTGGCCCTACACGAAAAGATAGATTTATTTTTTACCACAGAGGGAGGAGAAATAGCTGAAGTAAGAGTACTTATACACTATCTGAACACTAGAAAAGACGACATTGACATTTATCTTACAGACGTTATTATGTCGGCCGGCACATTCCTATTGACAGATTACCAGGGAAAAATTATACTGACAGAAAGCCTAGACTGTATCTTATTTCACAAAACAGATCGACAAGTCTACACAAGAAGACAGCAGTTTGTCTCGATACCAATCCTACTAGAACAGTTGGATAACGATAACGAGCTGATGGCCAAAAAATTCTTAGATCTAGGGCTTACAAAATCCGAGATTAAGGAATACAAAGAAGGAAAAGACGTAGTACTCTACAGAAAAGATTTTAACAGATTAAACATAAATAAAAAATGGACCAATACCAAGAAAAAGAAGTAAAAGAGTTGTCAGTAGGACAAACACTAGTTGGGCTTAGCTTTAACCCAAGCAGAAACACCAAAGTAGACAGAGTAAAAGAACTATGTGCAGAGTTAGCTGACATTGTCTATGAAGACTTTGATACAGACGACAAAGAGCATGAGTTACCTCATATCAAACAAGAGATCTTAGCCTTGATCAGAAACAAAGCTTTCGAAGATATCTTATCAGCACAAATGACAATTGTAAAAGCATTAACCTTTAAACTATAACAGTATGTTTTGGACAACAAAAACCAACGCAGTCGATCTATCTAAAAAAAGGGTAGACATTTTGAGCTCTTTCTTGAAAGTAGAAGAAGACTTAAATAAATTAGCACAAGAGCAAGAAAACTACTCTAGAGAATTAGAGGATCAAATCAATGCCTTGAAAGATGAACAAGACCACATTGAGGGAGAAAATAAACTTACTCAAAACTTGTTGAAAAACTTCAAGAAACTGTTGAGCTAGAAATGATAGATCAATTAAGAGTATACAACGTAGGCGATAAGATACGAGTTGGAAGTGAAAATGATGGGGGCTACGTGCTCCCATTACAAATGTTAGAAGACAGCGAATGTTTGTTTAGTTACGGTATAGCTGAAGACATTACGTTTGATGAACATTACATCGAGCTTACTAACAAGAAAGTATACGGGTATGATCACACAATAGACGGTGTTGATACAAAGCATCCTGATCTTTTTACTTGGTATAAAAAAGGAATTTCTGGAACCCCTCAAGAGGAGACAGACAACTTTGTGAACCACTATAAAGAACTTGGCATATCCGGAAGAGCACTGCTCAAGGTGGATGTAGAGGGTTGTGAGTACGAATGGTTAGCAAACACTAACATAGAAGAGCTCGCCAACATCACCACAGGTATTGTACTAGAGGTACACAGCTTAGAAAACGACTTTGTCAGAGATAGGTTTATCCACCATATCAAAGAATTAAACAAACACTTCTATATTTGCCACATACACGGGAATAACTGTTCACGGGTTTTTAGGTATAAAGATATAGATTTTCCGATGGTACTAGAGCTTACATTTATTTCGAAGGCGATAGTCAAAGAAGCTACTCTTAGCAACGAGGCTTTCCCAACAGAACTAGACAGCCCTAATAATAAATACCTTTCTGACATAGACTTAAAATTTATACAATGATAAAAACTTACAAAGACTTGAAAGGTAGAATTTGGGAAGGAGAGGGTATCCCTAAGTGGGTATACAGATCAGGCTCAATGAGTCTAGAAGATCTACCTGAAATCATAAAACAAATCTACAAAGAGTCAATCATAGACAAAAACCCTGATTACGAGCTGTTTTATTTTGATGACGCAGATTGTGAGCAGTTCATAAAAGACGAATGGGGAGAAGATTATTTAGAAGCATACAACATCTTGATACCCACAGCGTACAAATCTGATCTTTTTAGATACCTGCTCTTGTATAACTACGGTGGAATTTGGGGCGACTTTACACAAGTATCCTGGGTCCCATTTGATGAGATCATACAGGGGATGGATAGAGTATTTTGCCTAGACCACCCAGCTACCTTTACAGATACGGAATTATACAATGCAATTATGATGGTAAAGCCTAAAGACAAAGTAGTTAACAATGCAATTGCAATATCTAGAGGTAACATATTGACTAGAGACTATTGTACTGGACCATTAGACATAACAGGACCAGTTGTACTAGGTGAAGCATTCAGAGCAAGCGAGTATCACAATGCCCCCTATAATACAAAAATCTTACCAGGGATCCACAATAAGACTAGGATCTTATTCAATCCAAATTACAATCCATTAATCCTAGATGAAAATGAAAAGCCTGTGATAGTTAAAAAACTAGGTTTCCATGTAGAGATACTATACAAACCAGACAATAAACATTACCAGAGAGCTTGGCCCGAACGTACAGTATTCAATTACTAACTATAGACCCTTCCCTAATACGGAGGGGTTTTTGTTTTGGTACCCCCCCCCCTCTTTATCCTAGTAATCTAGTAGGGTTGTATTTTTAGGGAGGGTATTTTTTGACCGTATGTGGGGGATACCCTAACCACCATAGCTATAAGCCCGCCAAAATTTTGGGGATTTTACCCCACCCCCCCTATTTTTATATTGATGTCCGATAGTTCAGGAAATAGCCTTAAAAGAGTTTTGACTTTTCAAAGTTATTTTTATACTATTTACTTATAGTAGTGTGTAGTGTTATAGTCTTAGCTTATAGTGTGTATGTAGTAGTATGCTTGTAGGCTTGTCCTTTTCTTGTCTTATCTAGACTAGTTATAAACTACTATAATTGTTAATAAGTTTTTATGTATTTACTTGCGTATGTGATAGCAATAACAGAGGTACGTATTTACTGGGATTTTGCTTGTATTGAAAGAACTATTGTTTTTAATAGTAGAGTACCATAAGCATTATAATCGTTCAATATAGAGCCTTATTTTAAGTTTAGTAGGCAGTTTCTTTGTGAAGCCCCGAAAACATTGGGCTATAAAAATAATTGAAACTTTTTTACATAAACGCTTGTTTATATCAAATTAATTACTACATTTGTAGTGTTGAAAGCAACCAGCGTTGGAAGCACGTTGTAGCCTCTACTAAGCCACGAGCCGACTTCTTTGAAATACTGAATAATACCTAACATAAACGGCTAAGCGGTTGAGCCGATTACCAACCGCATAACTCTCACATTTATATACTATGACAAATTTTGAAGCAATTAACAAGTTCATGTACTTCGGACACAACTTCAACCACGATTTTATCGAGCAAGTTTGGAAAGCCGAGCCTAGCATGGCAAACCACTTAAGAAGTAAGTTCAACATGTATGCCGAACGCTTAGGCAGTGGTACACAAGGTTACTTTCGTTGGTTTATGGAATTAGACCAAACCAATAAAGAAACGCTTACCAATTGGATTGAAGCAAATTACAAAGGATAACATTAACCAACCCCCGAAAGGGGGTTTAACTCTCACACAAAATGAATACAAAAAAATTCCCGATAGCAGTACAAAGAAAAGTGGACGCTATCAATTCAATGATTGATGAAATTAATCAAGCCGATGCAGTGCCTTAC